CGCGTCCTTCATAGCCCCCTTCACTCGCTCTTCGATGGCGTTGTTGCATTGCGTCTCCAACTCATTGCGTGCCTGCTGTCCTATGTTGATACGCCAATCCCCTGCTGTCGGCACAGGCGAGAATGTGTAGCGGAACCGAAACTTACCGGCAATATCTTCCGCTTCGGGATACTCACTTCTGTCGAATAGCGTGCCCAATTGGAAAGCAGCCGCGTCTACTAAGTTAGGATAAGAAGTCAAGAAGTCTTGGACTAGCGCGTTGTATTCTTGCTCCAACTCACTAAGCCGTTCCTTGTACCTCAAGAAGTTCTCCACAGGTAGTAGTCGTAGTCCGTTGTCCGACCAAGGCAAAGTATTTACGTTATGCCAAGCCCGAGCATTGGCTGCAAACTTCACGATGTTGTCCAACTTCTGTGTACCGGCAAGCAGGTTCTTGTTGTAGTTACCCGCGCGAGACTTGGCCCCGCTAGTCGTATCTACTTCTTGAGAAACACGCTTGTCTAACTTGCGGGCAGTCCAGCAACTAATTGATAACTCTACAAGCATGGCACTTGTTTCGATTCCGAATGAACTCATGATTTATTCCTTTCTTTCATTTCTTTAGAAGCAAGATATTCAATGACCTGTGTGATAGACGGAGTGAACCCCACCTGCTTGGCAAAGTCCCCCTGCAAAAGACGCAGGGTTTCATATGCCTCAACGCTCACCCGTACTGATTTGCTTTCCTCTTTCATAGATGCACCGCCTTTCCATACTTGTGTGTAAACCGTTTGTTGTCTTTGATGCACCACAACAAAGGGGCGCTGACCTTAGACCAATCACCCTCCCCATCGTAGAAGCACCCGTCTGTTACCACCACTACGCAGTCGGGATTGATCTGCTTGTCACCCATGAACTTGATTACACAGGAGGGATCAGTCCCTCCACCACCTCGTGGTTTCGTAGAATCAGTTAGGGTTTGAACCGCCCCGTCTTCGTAAGTCTCGTGCCCCGCCACATGGCTGTCCCAATACATCAACTCAACCTTCTGTGGTGTGACCTCTTCGCAGATGGACTTGATCTCAGATAAGAACTCAGACAATACCTCGCCACCTATCGAACCTGAAGTATCCACCGCAACCGCGATGCACTCCATGCGTTGAGAGATAGCAGTCGGCATATAGATACCCGACCCAAGCAGTCGCTTGTTGAACCGACGCCACGATGAGTCGTCGTGTCCCTTGGCAATCTGCTTGACAAAGTCCCGTAGTACCTCGCGCCAATCAATCTTAGGATTAAGCAATTCTTGAATATCACGAGATACACCACCGTTCATCTTGCCTGCAAGCAAGGCGCCTTGACGCAATGCGTTGTCGATCTCCTTGGCAATCTGCTCGGCTTCCTTCGCATCCATCTGCCCCGCCTCTTCCCATAGATGCTCATCGAACCCTTTAACATTTCCGTGCGGTGCGGATTTGTTACCACCTTCAGACTTATGTGAGCCACCTGAGCCACCCCTACCATCTTCCTCCTTCTCAAGAATTAGGAATACTTGATGCGCATCCATACCACGGAACCGTTCATCTATCAGCCCCATGACATTGCCTTCCTCGTCAGTCGGCATACGCACCACCTCCTGATCAGGGTCGTGATCTTGGATCTGCAAGTTAATGACATAGTCACAGGCAGCGTTGGCTAAGCCCTTGTTCTTCTTAAACAACTTCTCCCATGTGGTGAGATGCCGATACGCCTTGTGCATAGCCTCATGCAAGATAAGAAAGCCCAACTGCTTATCATCTAAGCGATCAACAAACGCACGCCCGTAGAACACATTGATACCGTCAGTCGCGGCAGTCGGCATTGATTCCTCAACCGTCACCTTGCCCACCATGAACAGACCTGAGAACAAACAAAACTTCTTATGACGCATGAGAGCCACATGGACTTTCTCGATGCGTTGCTCGGCAGTTAATTTAGCCATGATTTTCTTCCTCTTTAAGTTTTGCTACGTCTTTAGTTTTTTCTGCTTCAATCCACTTATTTAACTTGTACGTTGTCTCCAAAAAAGTATCGCGCAAAGATTCTGCTTCACTCATATCACTACAAGAATACTTGTAGTTTTCAATGTAGTAATCAACTACATCTACAAACTTTGCGCTAAGCAATCCACAACTGTCGTATTCAAAATGTTTGCAATCCATATCATACCCTTGAAGATATCCGGGTACATGAACCCAAACTTCTGCCCCTCCTGACATAACTACAAATTCCGTCCTAAATAATGGGCGACCATCTTCTTCTGATTTCGGCAGTTCACACTTTTCCGAGTCTACTAATTCAGTCATTATGTTTCCTTTTCAAATAAAATGTTTAACGCAGGGTCAAGTTCGATGCATGTACTTGCCTTGACATACCGCATCCATATAGCATGCTCGTGAATTGCTCGTATATGCCAAATGCTTTCGTCACCGTAATGATCCTTGCGCAATAGTATCCACACCTTGTCTTCATACAACACATAGCCCACCATGATTAGAACAAGTACTGATTCTCACGCATCCATGTAACAAACGATGCGCTTGTCATCACCAATGACTTCTTCTCGTCAGATTTCATAGCAGACAGACAGAACACAGACTGCAACTCCTTCGGCGTGCGCTTCATATACTCGAACCACTTGCCGATACTTGCTCTATCTATTCTCTGCAATGCGTTGAACGCTAAGATGCAAAGTGCTGCTGGAGATGAGGGTACGGGTGCTTCGTTGGGCTTGTTCACAATCTGCTCCCATGTTGGTAGCGAGTCAGCCACCTCCAAGTACGCCAACATATCTCTCGCTGCTGCTGCGCCAATCGTACCTTCGAGTGCTGTCTTTAGAGAATTGTGTGACATGTTGAGACGCTTCTTAACGATGTTGCTTGACTTGACCAAAGTGCGTGGTGATACACAAGAATCCTGTGGCTTCTTCGGATGAAAGATGTACGGGTTCTCTGCCTGCCCACCGTCATAGCAAGACGCCAATACTTGCGGGTACTCTTTGACAAAGGTAATTACCTCGGGCGCCACATTGTTCTGCACCGCATACATACCCCATGAGTCAGCATCAATCGTACCGTCGGCGTTGATACCGGCATGTGGTTTCTTGACCCTGATCTTGGTAATGCGACCAATCGTATGTGCCTTGATCGTATCGCCAACCCCGTCGGTTGTCAGGTTACCCGCGATCATCACGATAGAGTCCTCGTGAAGTTTCACCCCACCGATGCGACGCTCGTGGATTAGTGGATGCAACATGTTCTGCACCGCCTGAGATGCCTTGGTGAACTCGTCGATGAAGATGACAAGTGGCTCGCCCGTATGCAGTCCCCAATGATCGTTAAGATAGAAATGCGTAGTCTTAGTGTCATGGTTTGGTACCGGTATACCCACATCGCCCAACTCTGTGTTCGGCGCATCAATATACACACCCTTGTGACCCGTCATTGCCACGACGGTGTCGTGCATCGCGGTCTTACCAATCCCCGGCTCGCCTACAAGGTAGCAAGTGTTGGTCGTACCAATTGCAACTACGATCTCTGCTGCTTCGGTTAGGGTAACGCTACTATTTAGATTGACTTCCATTTTTATTTCCTCTTTGGTTAATTAAAATACTTACGGTTTGAATTGCTTACTGCTACTCCAATTGGTACTTCTACTTTATTAAAAACCTCCGTGTTATAAACATACTTAATTACCTCATCAAAGTAGGCAAGCATGGTCGAACCTATCTCCACTTGCTCTTCAGAGAAATACCCCCATGACTTAATAAATGCATTCAACCTACTGTTGTGATTCAGGCACGACACACCCAACTGCACAAAGTAATGGTAAAACTTCTCCAAGTCCTCGGGATCTTGCGCCTGCTTGACTGCTTGCAAGAATACTTTGCATATATCGTTTCTGCGAGTTACTCTGTACCCGCTTTGACTAGGCAGATAGACTTTAAGCACCATCTTCCCGTAAGTCTGTTGTGTTTCTACCAACTCCTCGGGCAACTGTTGGGCTACGGCGTTGACCTCCTCATCTTTTATGCCTGTAAGTATTTTGCCCATGTTCTTAACGTATTCTAGGAAAGCACCAAACTCTTTGCGCTTAGACTTCATAGCGACCCTGTTCAACTTATACGCATGCGTTCGCACAGGGTTCATCACCTCACCGTCTTTGATAGCGATGGGAGTCTCTGAGTCTGCGAACGGATACCACCCCTCTTTGCCTATGACTTGTAGGTAGGTTGTCCCTCGGTCATACTTGGTTTTGCAAGGCGATACCGCATCAATAAACTGCCTCGTGCTGACAGCGTCGTACCTGCACAGAGATATAGAGACTTCCCCGTTGGGAGACCACACCACTACGTGCGACCCGTACAAGGTAAGGGACACAGCACCGGTCTCTGCGTCGTGACTGATTTGGCAGTAGTTATACCGTCGGCTACCCAATGGGCGCAATCCCTTGTCCCCGCCTGACCGGTACGGCATTACCTCGTCGTGGTACTCCTTTGCCTCTGCGTAGGTAAAGAACCTCGGCAGGTTTGCACTATTTACATTCATTTCTTTCCTCCCTTGTTAACATTTCCGTGCGGTGCGGGTTTGTTATCTTGTTTACCCTCTTTCTTCATGTCACGCCATGCCATGATGCCAATACCCACCACGACAATTACTACGAACCACACCAACTCTTGTGCTGCTTGCGCAGCCATGCCTGACTCAACCCACCAATTAGTTTTCATTTGTCATCTCCTCTTCCAATAAACATACACGCCAAGAAATATACGCAGAACGCTATGGCGATCAGACCAAGTGCCCCGTTCAAGGCACGCAAAAACTCAGCGATCTCGCTCATAGGTCAAAGTCTCCCCCGATAGCCACCATCTCGTCGATATAGTGCTGATACAGCGTGGCAAGGCGTACCTCTTCCTTGGTCGGCTTAAAGGCTTTGGCGTCGGCGTCAAAGTCGGCACTTACCTTGTAGTAGACCGTTGCTGCCTTGAGCATGAAGAAAAACGCCTCTTGATGGTTCATCTCTTGGCTCATATTGCAGGCTCCTCGTAGCGATATTGAATGGCGTAACCCTCGTCTTTTAAGACTTTCAGGGTTGATTTGGTCAGCGTCTTGCCACCTTGGATTCTCAAGAATAGGTTGGCGGTTGGGTTGGCAGGATAGAAGTGATCCGTGCCGTAGTTGCACTTGACCATCACTCGGACAATCCCGTTCTCTGCGGGTTTGTCTTTGCCCACCTGATTCTCGCGAATGGCGTGAACCTTATCGTTTAAGGTAATGCCGTTGGTTGGCTTGGGTACAAGGTTTGGTTTCACGATTTGGTCTACAAGTCGTTGGTGCTCCATCATGTGTACTAAGACTTGGGTTAGGTTCTCTTGGCTCATGGTCATGCTCCTCTTGGTTGTTTTGGGTTGGTGTTGAACAGGTCGGCGGGGTTGTAGATGTGCTGATACGCTCCCTTGTTGTAGGCGATGGCTACGGTATGTTTTACCGGCTCGGTGATGTCAAGGTCTTGCTGACAGGGCAGGCAAGTGGTCTTACCTAGTCTGCTTCGCTTGAATGGGATAGCCTTGCCACAACACCGGCAAGGTTTGGGGGGCAGAGTCGCAAAGGGGTCTTTACTAACAAATCCGTGCGACGCGGAAATGTTACGGGTTGCGGTGGGCATAAGGGTCTCCAATCAATAAAGTAGAACAATAGGTTGCGGACAAACTACGACTGATGAACCTATATTATAGCATGGTAAGTTTACAATGTCAAGTTCTAAATGGGTATTTGGGGGGATAATGTTCTGTATTGTTCGTAATGTTCGGGAATGTGGAAAATTTAGGAACAATATGAAATGGCTAGGGCAAGCCGTTTGAGGTGTATTGTTCTAATGTTCTTAATGTTCTTAAAAAAGTATAGCCCCCCCGAGAGTTATCCTATTCTCATGAGATTCTGCGTGGAGCCTCGGGAAGGCGTGCTGCAAAACTTTGGGAACCATGTTTTTGCCAAAAATGGCAGAACAATTGAACATTGCTTTATAATCAAAGACTTAGGCGTAGAACAATAATCTAGAACATTAAGAACATCTCGTACAATATTGATTGGCGTGGGCTATCGCGTTGCCCGTGTGGGCTATCGCGTTGGGAGAGAACTGGTTAGACAGAACTGGTCAGAAAAAAACTGGTCAGGCGGAGCCTGCCCATTCCGCCCCGAACTGCTACGCAGTCCGAGGCGGGGGCATTGGCTTTATGAGCGTGAAGTAAGCAGGTTGAAATACGCATAATCTTTGTCAAGCAAAGCACACATTGCTAGATATTGATCCACAGTAATTTCGCCCCTTTCAACCATTTTTGCATACGCAATACGCTCGGGTTGGATTTGGGCTTCGGGAAACACAGGGGAAACAGAATTCATAATCACACCTTTCTAGAGAATGGGGAGCCTGTCACGCTCCCCGAGGGTTTACTTGCTCAAAGATTTCCACGCATCAATCGTGGACTTCAACAGAACCACATAATCGCCAAGACGCTTGGGATCATTACAGCCCTTCAGATACTCCATGACCGCCTTGTGCTGAGCATTAGCCGCCTCGATCAATGGCTTCATCTGAGTCGAAACCGCCTCTTTCTCAGCCGCTTCAACCACCTTGACCACTTTCTTGAGCGCATCGGCTTTTGCAATGGACTCTTCGGTAGCCTGCCCGTAGAGCGCAAGAGCATCGGCTTTTAATTCTTGAGAAGAGCGCCCACCCGCAGACGCCAACGCTTTAGCCTTATCCTCTTCGCGCTTTTTGGTCATAGCGAGAGCGCCCTTTTGGTCAGAGGTGGGCTTAGTCAAACCGTGAATGTCGCGATTACGCTTTACCACACGCTCCCAACAATCGCCAGCCGCGCCCTCGGGATCAATGACGCCGTTATCCCGCGCCCTGACCGTCGCAACCGCCTTGAACTTGTCAGCGACCAAATTCCAAGAAGTGAAGGTCAAAACCCCCTCGTTTTTCAACGCACCGAACAGACTAGCCACCGAATCGCACGCTTTCGAGAAATCAAAAGAAGCATCAGTAGCCATCTCAGCCGCGATTGAAACCTGCTCCAACATCTCAGCAGACAGGGAGAACGCCGACTGTACCGCATCTGCAACAACTGTTTTTCCGTTACTCATTTAGAACTCCAATCAATTAAGAGTTAACATTTCCGCACCGCGCGGATTTGTTACATGGTCGCGCTGATCATTCGCCCCGCATCACCATGTACACATAATACCACAATCAGCGACAAGGTGTTATTTTTTCGTGAGGAGCCACGCCGAGCGCGGAGAGCCACGCCGAGCGCAGACACGCCATGCTAGAGAATTGAGAGCCAAAAAATAAAATCGAATCGACTACCGTTAACTCAATATCTCTACGATAGTTTGTGACCCCCTACCGGTAACTCAATCTACCTACGCTGACCCTACCCTAGTGGCACCCCCTAAAATAGGTGTAAGTAACATACACAACTACATACATAGTGTTTTGCACTGCCAATCCCGCGTCCACAGAATGACCCCCTCCCCCTATCAAAGTTAGCCAGCACTAACTTAGTTCTCATTATGGAAAACACCCCCCTTGTCTTTTTGGATCCATCTATGCCGGGGGGTATATAATTTTTTCGTGGGGGCGCCCTTTTTTGACGATTGGGGTTTTCTAAGTCCCCCACACTTCTTGACAAAACAAAATCTATCTAGTAAGTTCCGCACAACTTGGAGCCACAAACCGCCCATTACATGTCGATACAGATAACACCGGATAACGCTGTAGCGTTGCCAGATAAACAGACCGACGACGTGCCAGACTCGGCACGCGAAGCAGTCGAGGTGTCTTCAACGACGGCGATGGTTTTGCAAGAATTAGGCATGGGGTTTGACATGACCCCCGAGGACGAAGAAAAGGCCAACGCCCTCTTTGCCCAGTTAGCCCATAACGGGAAGAACAAAAACCTCCCGGTGGATCTAAATACTCCCGAAATCGCGGCTAGGGTCGGCGGCATGCTGAAAGCCTACGACCACCAAGTGGTTGCCGATGCAGTCCAGTTACGGACAGTAATTACTAACAAACTTATCCTTTTGGCGGACTGCGGGGATACCAAGTACGAACTCAAGGCTCTAGAACTGCTTGGCAAGATCCAAGACGTGGGCCTGTTTTCAGAGAAGTCCGAGGTCACAATTATTCACAAGACCAGCGAAGACTTGGAAAAGGCTATCCGCGATAAGGTACGCCGCCTGATTCACTCAAATACGATAGACGTAGAGCCAATTGTTGACGACTTAGAAGCAGAACTGGGCGTTAAGCCCGAGGAAATTGATGCAAGCCCCGACGCTACAGGAGTTACAGAGCCTACTGGCGATCCTTCCGAGCCTGCCTGACGCCGAAAAGCGTAAGGTTTTCTCTCAGTTAGAGCAGTACGAGAGAATAGCGGAGCAGGAAAAAGCCAAAATGAACTTTATGGAGTTTGTCCATAAGGTATGGCCTTCCTTTATCTCCGGCAGACACCACGCCAAGATGGCTCGTGCCTTTGAACGAGTAGCCCGTGGGGAACTAAAGCGGCTAATTATTAACATGCCACCCCGGCACACTAAGTCCGAGTTCGCCTCCTACCTCCTACCAGCGTGGTTTTTGGGCAACTACCCGGGTAAGAAGGTAATCCAAACGTCTCACACAGCCGAACTAGCCGTTGGGTTTGGTAGAAAGGTGCGAAATCTTGTCGATCAAGAAGTCTATAAGTCAGTATTTTCTGGGGTTGAGTTACAAGCGGACTCTAAGGCTGCTGGGCGGTGGGCGACTAACGCTGGCGGAGACTATTTTGCTATCGGTGTGGGGGGTGCTGTCACGGGTAAAGGCGCGGATCTCCTCATTATTGACGACCCGCACTCGGAACAAGAAGCCGCCTTGGCGGAAGTAAACCCAGATATTTACGATAAGACCTACGAGTGGTACACATCAGGCCCACGGCAGCGTCTGCAACCGGGGGGAGCCATCGTAGTTGTTATGACACGGTGGTCTAAACGTGACTTAACGGGCCAAGTGCTCAAAAGTGCCGCCCAAAGGGGTGGGGACGAGTGGGAAGTCATTGAATTTCCGGCTCTTTTACCGTCTGGCAAGCCGTTGTGGCCTGAATTTTGGTCTTTAAAGGAACTTTCCGCCCTAAAAGAAGAACTTCCCAACAGCAAGTGGCAGGCGCAGTATCAGCAGAACCCAGTTTCAGAGAGTTCAGCCATTGTGAAGCGGGAATGGTGGCAGGTTTGGGAGGAAGAAGACCCACCATCCTGTGAATTTACGCTGATGGCGTGGGATACCGCATTTGAGAAGAGTCAACGCGCCGACTACAGCGCTCTGACTACTTGGGGGGTGTTCTACCACCCAGACGATACTGGGTTGCCGCAGGCAAACATCATACTTTTGAACGCTTTTCGGGAGCGCATGGAGTTCCCAAGGCTTAAGCAAGAGGCCATTGACCAATATAAAGAGTGGGAGCCAGACTCAGTAATCATAGAGAAAAAGGCTTCCGGGGCGCCCCTGATTTACGAGATGCGGGCGATGGGAATTCCTGTTCAGGAGTTCACTCCAAGTAAAGGTAACGACAAGATAAGTCGATTGAACGCTGTGTCAGACCTATTTGCTAGTGGTAGAGTGTGGGCACCGAACACTCAGTGGGCTGAGGAAGTCATAGATGAGGTTGCATCTTTTCCCGCAGGCGAGCATGATGACTATGTTGACTCCGTATCCCTCGCGTTGATGAGATTCCGCAAGGGCGGTTATTTACGCACTAATTTAGATGAACCTGATGAGCCAGAATACTTTAGACGTAAAGTTGAAGGCTATTACTAAGGACAGAATATGGCAATTGATAAAGCACTAGGGCAAGCCCCGCTAGGACTAAATCTCGAAGAGATGATGGACGAGCCTGCTCTTGAGATAGAGATTGAAGATCCCGAGGCTGTGCGTATTGGGATTGATGGGAAGACTATATTAGAGATTGAAGAAGTAGAAGTTGAGGACGACTTTAACGCCAACCTCGCTGAAGAGATGGACGAGGAAGAGTTAACTCAGTTATGCAACGACCTGATTGGCGAGTTTGAAGATGACACATCTAGCCGCAAAGACTGGATGCAGACATACGTAGATGGCCTAGAGTTGTTAGGTATGAAGATTGAAGATCGTACTGAACCGTGGCCCGGGGCTTGTGGTGTACACCACCCGCTATTAAGTGAGGCTCTCGTTAAGTTCCAAGCCGAGACAATCATGGAAACCTTTCCAGCGCAAGGGCCAGTCAAAACTCAGATCATTGGTAAAGAGACACCAGAGAAGAGAGAAGCGGCTACTCGTGTCAAGGATGACATGAACTACCAATTAACCGATGTGATGGTCGAGTATCGGCCTGAGCACGAGCGGATGTTGTGGGGCTTGGGTCTGGCTGGTAATGCGTTCAAGAAAGTCTATTACGACCCCTATCTTGAGCGTCAGGTATCGCTATTTGTGCCCGCCGAGGACGTTGTGGTTCCGTATGGGGCATCTAATTTAGAGAACGCGGAGCGTGTAACCCACGTGATGCGTAAGACAGAAAACGAACTGCGCAGGTTACAGGTAGCAGGCTTTTACGCAGATGTAGAACTTGGTGATCCGGTTGAAGCATTCGATGAGGTTGAAAAGAAAATCGCTGAGAAGATGGGCTTTCGTGCCTCATCTGATGACCGATACAAGATCCTTGAGATGCACGTTGACCTCGATCTACCCGGATACGAGGACAAAGACGACGATGGGGAGCCGACGGGCATTGCTCTGCCTTACGTTGTTACTATCGAAAAGGGCACGCAAACAGTCCTAGCAATCCGTCGGAATTGGAATCCAGATGATGATACTAAGCAAAAACGCAATCATTTTGTCCATTATTCATACATCCCGGGATTTGGCTTCTACGCTTTTGGTCTCATTCATCTCATTGGCGCTTTTGCTAAGTCTGGCACTTCTATTATTCGCCAACTTGTTGACGCTGGTACTCTCTCGAATCTCCCCGGAGGATTCAAAACTAAAGGTCTGCGGGTTAAGGGAGACGACACGCCAATTTCTCCGGCAGAATTCCGAGATGTAGACGTAGCCTCCGGCACGATCAAAGATAACATCATGACGCTCCCCTATAAGGAGCCGTCGCAGGTGTTGTACAGTCTACTGGGCACCATAGTTGAAGAAGGTCGTAGATTTGCTAGTGCAGCAGATCTGAAGGTATCCGACATGAGTGCTCAGTCCCCTGTAGGGACGACGTTGGCTATATTAGAGCGGACGTTAAAAGTGATGAGCGCTGTCCAAGCGCGGATTCACTACAGCATGAAGCAGGAGTTCAAACTCCTTAAAACGATTATCCGCGACTACAC